CCTTGTTCGTGGCCATTCTGAAGCTGGGGGGCTGGATCCTGGAGAGATTCAGGGACGCAGGGCTACGATCTTTCCAGAACCAATCTCCGTTGCCGTCGAAGAAGTTCATCGCCTCCTTCGCGTCTTCGCTGAAGGGCCGCTTGTGCTTCTCGGCCTGCTTCAGTTTGGAGAGCCACGAGGTCGCCACAGAGCGAAGGGCGTCCTCCATCTTCTTCTGGCCGATCTGCTCCTCGGGAAGTTCGGGCAGACCGAGATCGCTCTCGGCTGGATCGGACGACAGATTGGATGAGTCTTCCATGGCCGCCTTGCCAGTCAGCAGTTCCAGGCACGCAGGGACTTATTGATCCGACTGTCCGGGTCGCTGGCCGTTTCCTTGCTGGTCAGCTTCTCCTTCATGCCCTTCATTCGTGAGCAGAACGAGTCCCGGCGTGGTCCACCCTTCGGCTGGGGCGGCTTGAGATTGGCGCCGTGGGCTCGGTTGTAGGACGCACGCCCCCGCTCGTTCAGGCCGCCCTCAGGATCCTGACCCTCTTTTCGGGCCCACGCCCCGGAACGGAGTTTTCGGATCCTGTCACTCATGCTTCCACTGGCTTCTTGTTGTGCTTCGCGGAATCGATCTTCTGCTTGGTCAGCAGGGCCTGGAGTTCCTTGAGGGCCTTAGTGCTGGGGTGGAGCGTGTACGCGCCCCACCGGCCCCAGCTTGCGGCCGACTCGGACTCCTTCCAGAACGGGTCTTCAACGTGCCTGACCGACGGCTTTTCCACGAAGCCTGCATCCTCGGCCCACACAAGGATGTTTATGGTCTGGACACCGGGCTTCCGAGACACCCAGCCCATGACCGGATCCTGCGGGGCGGCAGGGTTCGAGTACCAAAGCACCATGTCGCCGACGCCCAACTCGGGCTGCACAAAGTTCTCCACGATTTCCTCCTTGTAGATTGCGTCTGAGACGCGAAGCCCCCGGAACTTACGGGCGTTTTCCGGGGCCCGCAAACTGTGAATCAGGCAATCCACTGCTCTCCATACGAGGCCGGCGCCAGGTAAACCACGTTGGTCTGCTTGGCCTTGTCGCGGCGCTCCTTCCAGGCGTGCCACCACGGAACCTCTATCTTGCCTATAGGCTTGTGGTACTTAGGTTCGTAAGCGCACAAATACCTTAGGCAATCGACTAGGTGAAACTCTCCTCGCTTGTTGGGTTCGTCTGTCACTATGGACGTTCCGGCTACATGAGTGACCTTCTTCTTGTACCGCTTCATTTCGCGCTCAAGATTCGGGAGTGATCCCCTGAGCAGCCGGAGCCGGGAGGTTCCCTCGGGCCGAATGTGGAGCATGGTCCGCACGGCCTGAAGACCGGCCTGAACGTCGTCAGCGCCCGGTATGAAGCTCGAACCCGTGACACGGGACCGTATGCCCAGGGCTGCCATCTGCTCGCTGTACTGCTCCTGGGGGCTCTTTCCCGAGCCGATGTCTGTCAGCCGTGCGCCATGGGAGTCGATCAGGAAGGCGTAGAACTCCTGGTCTCCGACCTTCTTTTTGAACTCCTGGCCGAAGATGATGGCGTTGCAGTTGCGGATATACAGTTCGTCGTAGAGCACGATCTTGTCCCCGGCCGGCGGCACGGCTGCGAACAGGACCGCTGTCACGGCATGTCCCGGGTCGATGACCGCGTACCTGCACCAGTCGGCCGGAACGTCCCGGTTAGGCAGGTCGTCTCGGTCCATCCCGTGAATGGCCATGTTCCAATTTGGGTACACGAGGATGCTGTCGGTCGTGAACTCGCCCTCGGACCGCTGCCGGAGAACGTCGTCCCCGATGGCGGACCAGCGCTCGATCATCTTTCTCTTCTCGTCCTGGTCGATGTGCGGGTTGTCCAGGAATCGCAGCACGAACCTGCGGATGTCCTCGGTGTTGCCGTTTTCCTCTGCCTTCTCGGCCCGCTCGTTGAGTCCGATCAGGGCTTCGTTTTTTGAGTGCGGCATAGCCGACCAGGTAAAACGACCCTTCAGGTCCGCGAGCCGGGCCTGCATCTCGGGAACCCACTGCTCGTTGTTCAAGTCTTCGTCGATGTGGACACGCACGCTCTTGAACCCCTGGGGAGGATCTCCCTCGGAGGAAAAGCAGTTGATGGTCCATCCGTTGATTAGTTCGCAGGAGTTGAGGTACCCGGCCGACTTGAGCAGCCAGGAGTAGCTCTTCACCATGCGCGGAGGGATGAGCGGGGGCGCAGGCTTGGCCTCTTTCTCTCGGCCAGCGTCGAGAATCGGATCGAAAGCCCGCCACCGCTTGGTGGACTCGTCCTTGATGATCTTGAAGGACCCGGCACGGAAGAGGTACGGCACTACCACGAGGCCGATGTGCTTCCAGTTTGCCCCGACGATGACGAGGCTGCCGCCCTCCTTGGGATACTTGCCCTCGACCGGGTGCGTGCCCGTTGCCGCCCAGGCGTCCTCTACGAACGTGCAGAGACTCTTGCCTGAGCGATTGCCGCCGATGACCAGGGTTTCACTGGCCAGGCTCTGGTGGTACTCCCACTGCTGCGGCGTGGGCTTGTAGAGCCTCAAGGCTTCGATGCGCCTCTCGTTCAATTCGGCCTGCAAGGCTTTCAGTTCGTCCCTCTGGAACGAGCTGATGCTCTGGACCGTTGGCAGTGGGGTCACCGATGGTGGCGACTTCTTCCGACGGGGCATTGAGGTATCTCCTTCCACCGTATGTGAGGACGGCCTGCTCCAGCCGCTTGTCGATCTCGGTCTCCAGCTCGTCCTCCGTGTAAAGCTGAATCGGCTTGCGGGCGCCGCCCTGCTCGGTGTTCTTCGAGGCCAGGCGGACCACCATCTCCAGGAGCGAGCTGCGCATGCGGCTTCCTGGGGGGCTGTCCCAATACTGCTTCATGGCCATGCTGGCGAAGCCGTTCACGCCACCGAAGTAGTGCATGATCGACTCAAGCAATTCGGCCGTGTGCGGCACGTTGTTGCCGCCAGAGATCACTCGCCCAATGAACGTATCGACCGCCGACCCCTCCATGCGGTCGAGCTTCTTCTTGCGGGCGATGACCTTCTTGCACCTCTTGCAGGTGGCCTGGAACGCTGTCTGGGTTCCTGGCACGCGGGGGAAATGCTTGGGCGTCAGGTCATGGACCTTGCCGCAGGTGTCGCACTGTCGCGTCGATGCTTTGGGAAGCTGCGGGAGGTCCATCCGTCACCTGTCGAGCTGGGCCACCGACGAGATCATCGGGCTCATGGGTTGCTCGGGCATTGGCTGCTCCATGCCCATCTGCATGGTCTGGCCGCCGCCGGAGAGGTACTGGTCCAGGATCTGTCGCGCCATCGAGGGGCCCAGGATCTGCTCGTAGAGGGCCAGAAGCTCCTCTGCGCCCTCGGGGGCAGCCATCTGCTCTTGGATGGACTCGTCGTAGTTGTCCATGTCCACGGGACCTTCGCCGGTCGCCAGCATGGCGTCCTGCCGCTCTTTCATCAGTTGGCGAATCAGGTCGCTCATTGCTGTCCTTCCTTGCTTGGTGCTAGAAGCAGCGGGGCAAGCATCGCCGCCCCGTAGCCGTATCGCCTGAAGTTCTTGCCTGTTGGGCCGGGCTCTGGCTGGTCAACGGAAACGTCCAGCGGAAGCTCGAACTCGCGCCGACGGGGTGATGCCGTGGCTAGGTCGAGAGGCGCTTGCTGCTCATATCGCCCTCCAGGGGCAAGGCCTTGCTCTTTCGCAATCCGGAGGTACTCGCGCCTGTACTCCGGAGACTCTTTCATGGCCTTCCTGTCGAGGCCGCGCCTGGCAGCGTGGCTTTCAACCATTGAGGCATAGTCCCCACGAAATCTTCGCTGTGCTTCCGCGAGGTTGCCGAAAGAAACCGCGCTGCTCGTATCTGATCCATCACCGCTCAAAAACAGAGGCTGCGAATATTCTCTCGACAAGTGGTCCGGAAGTGCTTCGGCGGCGTACGCAGTTTCATCGCCGCCAGTCTCAGCCATTGGATGCCATCGCTTTGTCCTGTCGTTCCACGCCAGGGCATGGGTTCTGGTTCTTGCGTCTTTTGGCAATGCCCGAAACGCCTCGGATAGCCTCATAAGTTCTTGGTTGGCCACCCTGGCGGTGTTTGCCAAGTCGTCATCGTAGTTGTCGTTTAGGCCGTGAAACTCCCAGGGGATATCGGCCTGAAGCTGCCCGTCCTTCCCGGGCCAGTAATAGATTCCGTTCTCGAATCCAGCCAGAACCTCTGGTTCTGTAATGCGCCAGTCGGACGATGGCATTGGGCCAGCGGCATCGGCTACTTTCGGCAATGCCGGGCTGGCTGCGGCACCAATCGCAGCGCCTGTTGCCTTGCGCAGAAACTCCCTTCGGTTGATCGGGCCGGATCCGAGCAGGGCGTCTGCGAGGCGAGGTGGCCTACCCATTGCGCGGCACCCTTGGGCAGCTCCCGGACTCGCACTTCTTGGACTTGCACTGGCAGGTGGGCGGACAGGGGCAGGGCTGGACGATCCGGCCGTCGGGCTTCCAGTAGCCGTCCTTGCAGGTGCCACCACAGACGCACTTGTTGGGCGTGGGCTTAGGGGCCGGCGGGGCCTCGGGGGCGAACTGGGCATAGGCCGCAGCCACAGCGGCGGCGGCGCGGGGCTGCTGCTCGCTCACCACAGCGGGGTCAGCGGACAGCCAGACCAGGATCGAGATGAGCCATTCCCAGAAGGTCATCACCAACCTCGCGCGTGATTCAGGTGGGCGTACCCGCTCTCGTCCACAAGTACAGACTGGACTTCGATTGTCTTGGGGTCGGGAGGGGAGGGCTCGGCGAAGGCGGCGAACCACAGGGCGGTCTTGGCAAACTTCACGATGGCGGCGAGAACAGGCCTCTGAACATGAGGCGATAGCGGATACTCGCTGTGGGCCGACCAGCCAACATAAAGGCAAAGAAGGCAGGCAATGACGAAGGTTGGGCGGGACATCGTGACCATCTAACCGTCCTCGTTACGGGGCCAAGAACCATGTCAGTGCCGTGGGGCCGGGGGCCAGCCACTCGCCGTGGTGAAGATCTCTCCAGCCAAAGCCTTCCACGCTGCCCACTGCAAAGGAGTCTTCGCCTGCGAGCATGCCGTCGATGTGCTTGGCGTCGATCCAGAAAGATCCGTCGGGCTGGTCATCGGGCCACTTAGGACCCGACACCCAATTTGGACCCCAAGAATTCAAACAGAGGCATCCAGGTCTGTCGTAACGCACAGCAACCAGTGCCATGCAGTGGGCCCAGGATCCGGACGGAGAGCAGAAGCCCTGGTTGTCCCTGGTGGACCGGAAGCCGTAGCCAGAGCAGACTGCCACCGGGAACCCGGACTCGATGGCGGCTGCGGCTTCCTTGAAATTGCGGACGAGTGCGACGTACTTCGCCGGGTGCTTCTTGGATACCTCGTCGAGCTTTCCGCCGTCGTCTTTTCCGCCGTTGCCCCAGTTGCCCCAAGATTTGGCCCGGTCGGCGGAATACTCTCGGAGATCGTGACCCTCGTATCGGTCACGGTAGATCACGCCCCAATCGCGGAGCCACTTCGCAGCAGCGCCGCCATAGCTTCCGTCCGAGTATCCGGCTTGTTTCTTGCCTCTTGCTTCTACTCTGCTCCCACCATAACAAGATTCCGTGCAGGGGAAGGGGGGAGGGTTTGCTAACCGGCCCGTCTCCCAGTCCACGCTCTGGGCTATCCATACGCAATGGGCAAAACCCCATGACACACAGTCTCCGATTCCTTGCCGACCTACAACCCAAGGCTGACCGTAGAGAGCCTGGTGTGCCTTGATTGCCGAGCGGTACGGAAAGGTGTCCTTTCCCTTTGCCTCGCGGAGAGCGTCGGCCCCGGCCTGAG